AGATCAAGGCGATCGCAAACCTGTCGCCGCAGCGCTCGGCATCGATGCCGGACATCCCGACCTCGGATGAGACCGGGGTGAAGGGTCTCTACATGTCAGGCTGGTTTGGATTCTGGGCGCCGAAGGGGACACCGAAGGATATCATCGCCAAGCTCAATGCTGCGATGATAGAGGCGCTTGCCGATCCCGCCGTGAAGGCGCGCTTTACCGAGCTGGGGTTGGATGTCGCTCCGCGCGAGTTGCAGACGCCGGAAGGCCTCGCCGCGTTCCAGAAGGCCGAGATCGACAAGTGGTGGCCGATCATCAAGGACGCCGGCATCAGCGCGCAGGCGCAATGAACGCGTTCGCAGTGGTGCGCCGCGCCGGTTGATACCGGTCCGCTCTCGCCCGGTGCTGAGAAGGAGTCCAGCTGATTGCCGGTTCCGGCGGGCAAGTTCGTCCTGATGTTGCGCATGTACTGGCGAAATGAAAAATCACCATAGACCCTCAACGGACGTAGAAAATCACCGCCGGCGAAGAAGGTTGCGTAGACAGATTGAAATTATCGAATGGTGCTGCGGCGGCCGCTTGGCCCCGTGACGGACAGAATGCGCGCCGGGAACGGCTGAGTTGGGGTCTTGCCTGACTGATGCGACCCGCGAGGGCCGCTCCCGACGTGCCATTCGTAAAGTTGCCGCTACGCTAGAGCCCGAACGTTTGCGCTAGTGGTCCTCGCGGCATTTCTGGCCCGGTGGCGCCATACAAACCTCCGTGACTGACGCAATTGTAACTCAGATTTGGCCCGGCGGTTGCCTCGCGGGACTACAATTTTCAAGTCGCCTGCTTATCTCGAGCGCGGCCGACCGCCTTGGCAGGTTTCCCCCAGGCCGTTTGCGAACCCCGTCCCCTGGGTTCTCACGCAACCGGTCCCGCCATGGCGGTCGGCACCGCGTATGAGCGCGTAATCAGAAAAGCAGGGTCATGAGCCCGCAGAGTGCGACACCGACAAGCATCAGTGACCATTCCGAGGGTTTCAACCCAAACAGTCTGCCTTCGCTGATTACGTACGCCATCATTTGCATGTACTCGGTGCTAACACGTTGCACTGTAGCGACTGTCGACGGCGGCGGCTGTAGCGCGCAGGTCACAGACAGGATGAATCTCTTGCCGAAAGCCGGTACCAAGACACCCACGCGAGGGCATACATCCGGCGTAGGAAAAAGCAGACGCACGGTTGTTCATTTGTACCCCCTGCATCGGCAAGCATCGAATGCGGCCGTTGAGGCCCGAGTGTTTAACGGTTGATTTGCCGCCTCAACGATACGGCATGGCTAATTTGACCAAAACAATGCCACTGGCTTGCTGCCCTCCTGCCTTCGTCTCGTCACACCCTGATGGCCTGTTTCGGCACAGTCGAGCCAAAAACCCGGCTGCTCTCTCAACGTGCTTGAAGTTGGAGTGCCAATGGTTTCCTCACAGAGTCCGCTCAACGAGCAATATCATAGAGACGATACTGTCCGCCTTGTGCCAGGGCCGATAGCGGCGAACGCTCGACACGGCGCGCCAATGAATGATCCGACGGATTCATCCCAGCACATCGACATCACGGCCGAGGAAACATGCCCCGCACCCACCGTTCAGACGCTCGCACAAGATGACGCACAACAACGAGCAGCTGCCATTCAGACCGCACACGTGCCGTCCGCAACAACTTTTAAGTTGATGAGTCAACTCGAAGCCTTGGCCTCCGACCTGGCCGTCAGGGAACGCGATTCATCCGATCAGCACGGCGAGAATGGTCACGAAGAATCCGACTTTTCCGCCGGGCTGCAGGCAACGGAGCCATCAATTTGTGCCACTCCTCGTCCCTCCAGTTTCGATCCGTTTGCGAGCGACAGGCCCTCGATTGGCCGGCAGATCGTCTTTGTTCTTGCTGGCCTATTCATAGTGGCTCTGATCGGTGTCGGGGGTACATTCGCCTGGCAGTCTCACGGCGTCTGGACCATGACGTCGCCCAACGAGGTTGACGTCGCGGCCGGCCAGCGGAGTTCCGCGCCTCCCGCTCAGGCACCCGCACCAGGCGCGGCGCTTCCGCAATCGGGACCTGTTACACAAACCGCATCAGCGCCCGGTGTGCCTGCAACACCTCCTGAATTGGCGAAGCAGCTTGACGCGATGGTGCAGGATCTCGCCCTCGTGCGGCGCGGGGTAGAGCAGCTTACCGCCAAGCAGGAGCAACTTGCCGCCGCGCAACAACAACTTGAGCAGCTCGTTGCCAAGCAACAGCAGCTTGCTGCGAAGCAAGAACAGATGGCCCAAAATATCGCAAAACTGCAGACGCGCGAGCAGACCATCAGGCCGAAGACCGCAGCCCCGCCTCAATTGCGAGCGGCTCCCATTCTGCCACGCACGCCGCCGGAGCCGGCACCGCAGCTATCGTCTGCGCCCGTGCCCCGCTCGGAGCCGCATCCCCTGCCACCGTTGCCTATTCCTCCGTGACATGGTGATCGGGCCCATCGGTACGACAGCCTGTAATTTGGTCACACGGCCATAAATCCACAGGTTACGAACTGAAACGCAGCGGCTGAACCATTCCGTTCGGCGCAGCGTATCCGCTTTTAGAGGCGGACAGCACCGAGCGCCGCGGCCACTTTGTGCCAGCCGCATGTGTTTTATCGGAAACGATAGAGCGCACACGCCGGTGTCCGCCGCCGCGAGCTGAAATTGCCGCGCGGGTGACGCGCCATCTCAACAAGTCATTTGATCGAGTGCGAGCGGTCCACGCTCGCTGCTCGGCATAGGATTAACTGAAAAAGGACAACATAAATGACCGCTCAAAAAGGCAAGGACCTGCTCGTGAAGATCGCGGGCGGTGGTGGATACACAACGGTCGCCGGCTTGCGCACGCGCCGTCTCGCATTTAACGCTGAAACGGTCGATATCACGCACGCCGAAAGCGCCAACCGCTGGCGCGAACTGCTCGACGGAGCTGGCATCAAACGCGCATCGGTGTCGGGCCGCGGCCTGTTCAAGGACGCTACCAGCGATGCGCTGATGCGGCAGGCGTTTTTCGACGGCAGCGTTGTCAGCCATCAGATTATTATCCCGGACTTCGGAACGGTGCAGGGTCCTTTCCAGATCACGAGCCTGGAAATCGCCGGCGAGCACAATGGCGAAGTGACATATGACATGTCGCTCGAATCTGCCGGCGAGCTGACCTTTACGGAGGCGTAGCATGACCAATCGTCACCGTGGTGAGATCGAGGCCGAAATCGGCGGCGCGCGGCGCCGTCTGGTGCTAACGCTCGGCGCACTGGCCGAACTCGAAGATGCATTCGGCGCCGACGACCTGGTTGCGCTGACCGAACGTTTCGGCGCCGGCCGCATGAAGGCGCGCGATCTCACACGCATCATCGGCGCGGGCTTGTGCGGGGCCGGAGAGGGCGTGAGCGACGACGAGGTTGCCGCCATGGCGATCGACGGCGGCGCACAAGGCTATGTCCGCGTCGCAGCGGCGCTGATTGCCGCCACTTTCGGCGAGGCGAGCGGATGACGCCGTTTCCCTGGAAGCAGGCGATCGGCTTTGGCCTCGGTGTGCTGCGGCTCTCTCCCGAACAGTTCTGGCGCATGACACCACGCGAACTCGCCTACGCCATTGAGGCGGTCACCGGTCGCGGCGCACCGCTCGATAGAAGTGCACTTTCCAAATTGATGAAGAGATATCCTGATGATCGATAACTTCGATTCCACCGACAATTCTTTACCTGGTTTTCTGCCTGAGACAGTCGACAAGGTTCGCGACAGCACCAGGATGTTGGGCGTCAGCACGACGGTATTCGCCAGAGCTATCAGCAAGGCTTTCACGGATGCAGCGGCCGGCGGCAAACAGTTCGACGATGTGCTCAAGCAACTTGCCTTGCGGCTGTCCGGCATGGCCGTCACGCAAGCAGTTAACCCTGTTGCCAAGGGCATGGCAGGGGGCCTGAGCAAGCTCTTCGACGGTCTGTTTGCCGGCGGTGACTCATCCGAAAGCAGGCGGGCTATTCCCTTCGCAACGGGCGGAGTAATCGGTGCGCCGACCTATTTCCCACTCTCGCAGGGAGGCCTTGGGCTCGCCGGTGAAGCGGGACCCGAAGCAATCGTCCCCCTGACACGAAGTTCCGATGGACGGCTAGGCGTTGCCATGAGCGGCGCGGGGCAGCCGACAAATGTCACGGTCCACATCGCGGCCGCCGATGCACAAAGTTTTCGACGCTCGGAAGCCTACGTCACGGGCCAAATCGCCCGCGCGGTGGCACGCGGGCAGCGTGGGTTTTGAGCAATGACAGCC